TACTTGACAATTCATTTGAAAATAAAATTTTAACTAATAAGACAGAGTTTGGAAAATCTTATTTGAATGTAGAAGGGCTAGACCCAGCTAATCAATCGCTTTATAGCGCACAATATATAATACCATTTAAAATATACGGAGAATAACAAATGGCTCATATTTCATCTTTGAGTTCAGGTATTTTTACATACCTAGACTTTCATGCGGTAGCACCTGCTGCATCTATAGACACAGCAGCACAGTATGCAGGTTTGTTTGTAACAGCAAACGCTTCTGCTATTTCACGAATCCCATCAGTACGTGAGTTCCCATCAATTGGTACTCCTGCTAACATCGTAAACGTGCCTGTTTATGGACAAAACACTTCATCACAAGTACAAGGGCAATCTGATGCTCCAACACTTGAAGTTACTGTAAACTACGTGCCAGAGGACATGGACGCTTTCCACGCTCTTATTGGTACACAAGGCGCATTCCGCTTTATGATGTGTTCACAGGCAACTACACTTGCAGCTAGCTTAGACACTACAACTACAGCGTTAGCCTATGGTAACACAGAATTTTACTTTACAGGTAAAATGGAAGCTATCCTTGTAAATCCTGCGTTGACAGACTCTACAACCGCTACGGTTACTATGTCAACTCAGTCTGATTTCTTTGGACCAGTAACACTACCATAAAACTAATTTGGAAGCCTCTTAACGGGGGCTTCCTTAACTTATTAGAAAGACATAGTATGACAGACAAACCGTTTAGTAAAACGTTTGTAATGCGAACTACCTTTAGGCATATGCGCCGAAGTGTAGATATTAGTATTCGTAAAAGTTTTGAGCGCTTTCAAGATTTTGATAGTGACTCAGATATTGGAAAAGAAATTATGGAAACACTATCAGTATTACATACGTGCAGAAAAATGCTTGATGACTTTCAAGCAAACAACCCAGATTTATTTACAGAAAAAGATAAGATTAGTTAGGAAAAAATATGAAACATTTAGTTGGAAAAGTAATTACTAAAAAAGTTCCTTTTATGGAAGACGAAGTTGAGATACGAAAACTTTCAGTTAATGAAGTTTTTCAAGTACAAAAACTAGTTACTAAATCTTCTAAATCAAAATCAGAAGATGCGCAACTTGGACTCCTTCGTGATGTAATTAGAATGTCAGTAGTAGATGCTGCTGACTTAACAGATGAAGATTACAATACATTCCCTATTGCCGAGTTAAGTCTTTTAACTGAAGCAGTTCTTGAATTTTCTGGAATTGGCCAAGATCAGGGAAACTAACAAATGAAGAAATTAATTTATATGAAATAGCTTACGAATTAAAAACTCCTGTATATATTTTGCAAGAACAAATGCCTTATACAGAGTATGTTAAATGGATTGATTTCTTCAAAAAACGTCCCGTTGGTTGGCGTGAAGACCAAAGAACTTATTTATTTTTAAAAACACAAGGCGTAAAAGCCGAAGCAGAAGATATTTTTCCAACATTAAAAATGTTAAAAATAGATTCTCAAAATTATCAAGAACCTGATAAGGCAGTTCCTAAAGGAAAATTTTTAGAAAAAATGATTAAAGCTAGGGCAGGTGATGGTACAAAATTAAATATTGGATAAAGTATGCCAAACAAAATTTCTTTAGAAGTTGTTAACTTTAAACAAGAATTAAATAGAATTCAAAATGAAGTTAATAATCTTGCAAATATAAATATACATAAAAGAATAGATTATGCTACTAATCAATTAGCAATTGTAACTCCAGTAGATACAGGCGAAGCTAGACGCGGTTGGAAAAATGAAAAAATAACATTTTCTAAAAATAGCGCTTTAAGTGGCATAATTAAAAATGATGTAGATTACATAGAACAATTAAACAAAGGAAGTAGTAAACAAGCGCCTAAATATTTTATAGAGCAAGTTTTATCTACTATTGGAATACTAACCCCAAACTAATACTAAAAAGCCCCTGATGGCCTCTAAATATTTAGAGTATGCTGTTAGGGGCTTTTTTATTAAACTTGGAGGATAATATGGCAGTAAGCATTCGCGTCAATGCAGACACAAGATCTGCTAGACAAGACTTATCAAAATTAGAAAATTCTGTACGTAGTATAGAAACAACAGGAAAAAAGGTTTCAAAATCTTTAACTAGATTAGCTACCGGTATTGCAACGGCTTTTGCAGGAACAGTTACAGTTAGATCTATTAATACTGCAACAGATAGTCTTATTGGTTTAGAAAATAGAATTGCTCTTGTTACTGGCAGGACAGAACAATTAGGAAAATCTTTAGATAATTTATATAAAATTGCTAGAAATAGTAGATCTTCTATAGATAATGCCGGAGAAACATTTAATAGATTTGGTATTGCATTAAGAGATGCTGGAGTTTCTATTGAAGACATTGAAAAAGCTACAGATTCAGTTCAAAAAGCAGTTGCATTATCAGGAGGTAATGCTGCTAGCGCTAGTGCGGCTATTTTTCAACTTGGCCAAGGTTTAGCCTCCGGTACACTCAGAGGACAAGAACTTAATTCTGTTTTAGAACAAGCACCTCGTATTGCGCTAGCAATTGCAGACAATATGAATGTTGCAGTTGGAGAATTAAGAGCATTAGCTGCAGAAGGTCAAGTTACTACTGATGTAGTATTTAATGCCCTGTTAGATCAATCTGAACAACTTAATTCTGAATTTGGATTATTAGAACAAACTTCTTCACAAGCTTTTATTGTATTTAATGATTCTTTAAAAAGAGTAACAGGAAATATAAGTAGAACTATTGGTGTTACTTCTATTTTTACTAATTCTTTTAATAAATTAACAGATGCAATTATTAATAGTGGTGGTGCATTTGAATTAGGAATTTATTCTTCAATTGCTAATTTTAGAGATAGATTATTAAATTTGCAAATAGTTTTTGGAGGTATTGCAAACGTAGCTACAGCTTTTTCAGGACGAGTTTCAAACGCTATTAGAGCATTAATTGCACCTGCTAGAGATGCTGCTGACAAAATTTACGTTTCTTTTATTAGTCCTCTTCTTGGAATAGAAAGACAATATCGAATATTAGGTTTAAATATAAAATCTGTACTTGATAACTTTGCTCAAGTAGGTTCTAGGGGCGCAGTAAGAAGATTATTTGTTGCAACTTCTGCTGAAGAAGCAAGAGAAGCTTTAGATGACTTAGCTGATGCTATTGATATGGCAGGTAGGCGTTGGTACAACTTTGGCGCTCAATTAAAAAATGTATTTAATCCTTTAGCTATTGGCACCGAAAAAGTTTTAATAAACTTAGGAATAATTGATCAAAGATTACTAAGATTTAGATCTACTTCTATGGAAGATTTTAATTTTCTTTTAGAACTTACTTCTGATCTTTTAAAAGAAGTTTATCAAAATATTTTAACTCTTAAAGTTATTAGGGTAGCCGCATTAGCTTTTATTAAATTTAGACAGTTAGTTGTACAAGTACTTAATGCAACAATAGCTGATATTAAAAAATTATATAAAACATTAAAAACTATTACAGATAAATTTCTTGACAGTTTATTTGAAAAAGCTAATTTAAGTATTAAAAAACCTCAAAGTGAAATTATTATTTCTTTAAACAAATTAAAAGACAATATTGTAATAATTTACACAAATATAAAAAAAACAACTGATAAATTTTTTAATAGTCTTTTCGATAAAGCAGAAGTAAATCAAAGTAAAACTGAAAAATTAATTGTTAATTCTTTAAATTCAATTAAAAATGCTTTTGCAGATGTGTATGATAAAGTAATAGGTAATTCTTGGTGGACAGACACTATGGAACAAACCTATTATTTATCTGAAAAATATTTAGGTATTACTGAAGATAGAATTTTAGGATTTAGAAACACTATTGTTCAGGCTTATGAAAATCTTTATGATAAGGTTTCTGCAATTAGTTCTAAGCTTTTTAGTGATTTTTCTATTGATAAAGATATTAAAATAAATGTTGATGTTAAAAAAGAAGCTGAAACTGCTCTTCAAGATCCTTTTAACTATATTAAAAATAAAATAAAAGAAATATTTATTTCTATTGGAAAACCTATTTCTGCAGCTTTTTCTGATTTATATAAACAATTAGGAGACGTGGCACCGTTTTTAACTGGCATTATCGCAGCTATTTTTGGCACTAAACTTGTAGGATTAGTTAGCAGTAGTCTAGCTACTGCATTTAGCTCTTTAATTAGAGGTGGTGTTTTAGCCGCTGTGGGTATTACTCTTGTAGATGCATTTGGAGAGGCTTTACTTGATTCTGGTTTTCTTGTTGACTTTGCTAAAGGTCTAGGTAGTGCAGCTGGTACTTTTATTGATTTAATTATTTCAAATATACCTCAAATTGTTTCTGCATTTGCACAAATTGTATCTGGATTTGGTCAAGGTCTTGCAGATTCATTAACTGGAATCCCAGGATTAGTAGCACAGTTAGTAACTTCATTTCCTCTTGGAAAAATTGCTTTTGGTGCAATTTCTGCTGCTCTTGTGTCTTATTTTACTGGTTTTGGACCAACAAAATTGGTAGATGGTTTTATTAAAGACCGTCAAAAATCTTTTGATAAATCAGCTAAAGCTATGACTAAATCTGCTAGAAAATCTAGTAAAGGGTTATTATCTGCTGCTCCTCAGATTTCTTTTATGGAATCTGTTTTAATAGGCAGAGGGGGCGGCAGAAGAACTTTAGGCAAATTAGCAGGTATTGTAGGTCTTGCTGATATAGCGCTTACTAGTCTTTTTGGTGATACTAGAATGACTGATGCTATTTTAGCAGGAGGGGTTATTGCTGAATTAATGTTTGGGGGAAAAGGTGTAACTTTTATTACTAGTAAAATCGCTTCAGCGTTTTCTAGTATAACAGGTTATTTTACAAATTTTACTAAAATTGCTAAAACCCAAAGTCTTTCTACTAGCATTATAGATTTAGGTAGAGACATTCAAGTAGGCTTTAGAAATTCAATGTATAATGCAGGGGGTTTTGTAAGTAAATTATTTTATAATTCTAACTTACAAGCTACTTCTTTTGCAACTACTTCTAAAGTTTCTGCAGCTACTTCTAGCGCAGCATATTCTGCTGCGGCTGTTAAATCTCAAACAGCTTGGAGTAAAGCTTTTAGATTTATGAACCGAAGAACTATTGCATTTGGAGTTGCTACTACAGCGGCTCTTGCAATGTTTACTGGAACAGCTGATGCAGCAGCAGCGGGAGTTGAAGAAACTACTCAAAGTTTATTTAGTAAAATTGCAACTTTTGCTACAAATGTTATTTTAGGTCCAATTGGAATTATTGGTAGTATCTTTTTAGGTACTAAAAAAGGCGCTGCAGTTGGTAGTTTTATATTAGGAATATTTAGCTCTCTAGCTGGTAAAATTGGAGGATTAGTTTTAAGAGTTGCTACTAAAATTCCTTTTATTAAAAGCGGATTAATTGGATTAGCCTTTTTAGGAAAAGGTAGTGTTGCTGCAGGTATAGGAATAGGCTTAAAGGTTGCAGGAGCAGCTTTGTTAAGTTTTATAGCAACTACTACTGCTGTTGTTACTGGTGCTGCTGCGGTTGCAGGTCTTGTAGGTGTTGCCTTATTTGGTGAAGGTGATACTATTGGAGAAAAATTTAAAAATGCTACTAATTCAGTATTAAAGTTTTTCGGATATGCCTCTATAGAAGCAAGTAAGCTTAAAAAGTCTTTAGATAAAACTCTTGGTGGTTTTGATAAAATTGGCGACATTGATGTTAATTTTAAAGGAACTATTGGTGGATTTAGCTTTGAAAATGTTAGCGAAAAGAATGCTAAAAGACTTGAAAAAGTTGCTTTAAGAACTAATCGTATTCTTTCGAGTGCTCAACAAACTTTTGAAAGAGAAGGTAAAGTAGGAGCAGGAGAAACTCGTAGAGTTAAACGTGCTGTTGATCTTGCTCGAAAAGACATTGTTGACGCAAATACTGATCCTCAAGCAGGAGAAGGAGGTTCTCTTGGAGAATCTTCTAGTGCAGGGGATAGGTTACTTGTTCAAGGTATTTTAAATTTTAATAAACTTTTAACAAATCAAAACGCCTCGATTGCAGATCCTTTCGCTGCTTTTAAATCTGCACAAAAAGAAATCTCCCTTTCTTTAAACATAGATAAAGAACTGGTTACTGACCAAGTTGTAGATTTATTTGAAATATTAGCTAACGCTGCTACTGTTACTCCTTCTGCAACTTTTCTTGCATTAAATGACCTTATTGAAAATGATGCAATTAAAAAGGCATTAAGTGCTTCTGAAGTCGGTAAAGAACTTTTAGAAATTTTTGATAATTTAGTTAATTTATCTACTGGTTTAAAAGCTCAAAATATTTCTGATGAAAATTTTAAAAGTGTTTTAGACGGTATTGCTAAGTTTCAAGCAGAACTATCTGATGCTGAAAAAAATACTCTTAAGGTAATAAGAAATAGAGATTATGGAGGCGGTTCTACAAGCTCTGCAAGAGATTTAATAGCTATTTTAGAACAAGCAAATCAAGAATCAAATGATGAAGTTCAACGTCAAATTAGATCTGTTGCAGAATCTAACTTTTTAGACGCTGCAGGTAAATTACAAGATATTTTAGGAGACGCATTTTCATTAGATAGCGCTGATGAAAATATTGTTAA